GCTTTCTTGCATTGCATCATCAATCTCATCCAGCAATGGACGGTTAGGACCTTGTACACCAGTCTCATATCCAGTAGCTGCCCTTCGACCACCCTTAGGAGTCAAATTCAAATCACGAATGATTGGATTAACAACAGGAGCTAACTCACCCTTTGTAGTGAGTGGTGAGGTTTCAGACATTGTTTTACCCCGGAGGATAAGAGCGTCTTCTACAACGTTGCCAGCGGCTGGTAGTGTTTGAGGAGTGATTACCTCTCCAGCTACGTCAGCAGCTTGCCCAAGTCTAGCTTCAGCCTGTGCAGCACGTTCAGTGACTACAGCAGCAGCTTTAGCCCCTTTCACACCCTTTAGGGCCTTACCAATCCAACCAGTGACAGGCATAATGACGTCCATGGCTGAAAAGATATTATCTAGGAATGCATCACTATCAGTGTAAGTCCCACTAACTAAGTAGGAATTAAGTTGGTTAACAACTGAGAGTTCGTTTGGACGAACTGTAAAAGAACCACCAGTGCCCTTGACTACATCGATTAGTTTCTGAGCAAACTTATATCTGTCAGCTACAGGCATACGACGAATAGCGTCACGCACCTCTTTCTTACTGTCACCCATTAGAACGAGTGTCTTGAAGAGACCGGCAGCATCACCCTTACTCATGGCAAGCTTAGTTTTAGCAACTGAAGCCTGATCTAGGAATGGTATCATTCCTTCAACTACGTCTAGGAATACATTAAATCCATCACGAGTCTTTAGGGCAGTCTGTGTATTGACAGCGTTCTGCACCCAACCACGATAGGCATCAGCCCCATCTTCTACAGCACTAAGGTCTTTCAGAATAGTAGAACTATCATACACTGTAGTATCTAATGTTTCATCATTAGCATCAGTGACGTCGTTGTACTTAGACTGTTGACCTACTAGAGAAGACAAACTTCTCTCTCTCATAGGAGCAGTGTTTAGATTGATGTATCCATCCATATATTGACGCTTCTCATCGTTACCGATGTTAGGGTCACGTAGGATTTTCTGTAGTTCGTCGTAGTTAGCAGCCTTATCTAAATTCTCATTCTGCTTTAACAACATATCGAGTGTGGTCGAATTAGGACCGGTGGATAGTTCAGCAGCGATAGAAGAATAGGTTTTAAGGACGCCTGAAGGATCAGCTAGAAGGGCAGCATGAGCTGCCACATTACTGACTGTATCGCTATTGAAAACCTGCTGGTTCTCCACAGGAGGGGACAGCTCTGCAAGCTGTGGCTTCTGCGTGTTGTTAAGTTCAGATAGAGTAAGCATTATTATTCCCAAATGTTTCCGATGGTATTAATACCGTTCTGGAAAATCTCGCCCCACATTAGTGTATTGCGAGCTTTGTTTTCGTAGTTAACAGCCTTCTGTTCCCAAGAGTTGATACCCTCGTTAGATTTAGTTTCACCAAGTTGTGAGCTGATAAGATTATCAACATTAGTGGTGATGGCAGAAGTGCCTCCAATAGCCCCAGAGCTGCCCGCTGTGCCAGTATTCTGTGCACCTTGGAGCATCCTAGCTCGACGTAGTCTTTCCTCTCGTAGTAGCTGTCTACGCTGCTCAGAAGCCTGTACTCTCGTTTGAGCTGTACGAATTTGATTAGCTTCATTAGAAGCAGCAGCACTTGCCTTACGTTCAGAGGAAGCCTTAGCGCCAGAAACCAGTCCAACAGCTAGAGACGCTGCTCCTAGAATTAGTTCAAGGCCCATGTCCCCACCTTATATTGTTTATCTTCCCAAGTAACTTCACCGAGGTATTTAGAGAATGGGAAGAACCGAAACATGCGCTCATCTTGTGTATAGGTGGAGATTGCATCGTACCCATCCAACCAAGCTCGCACTTTCAGTTCTGCCCACTTCTCAAGCACCCGCTCCAAGATGGAGCGAGATGCCTTCCAGAGTGTAAGGTGTACAAATAGTTCGCCTTTTACATGCTCAATTTTTAAGACAAAATCTTTGTCTTCATAGAATATTTTTGATTTATACATTTGCACCTACACTCATGACCATACTCCATCCATATAGGTGGAGATTTCGGTATTCCTCAGTTGAGAATTTTATACTGACTACTTTACCATATCCACGAAGTTTATTCTTCGTCACAATGGTAGCAAAACCTGTATCATATCCATCATTTACATCAACAGGGAAGTATAATCTCTTGTATCTATAAGCTTGGAATTCATTACCCCAACGCCTAGAACTTGAACTATCCGACCATTCCCATCTAGCTTGTACAATACAAGAAGATTGATTGATAGGAACGAGATCACCTCCAACATCTTCTTCAAATCCATTCTCTGTACGTCGACAATGTACAAATAATGTGGGAATTTGCTTACGACGCATGAAGTCTTGTCCACCGGGAGCTTGAGCTACATAACCTGTAATTACATAAGCAGCAGCATCCACTCCTATATTATCAGAGGAGAACCAATCACGGAAATCAGGGTTACGATAGAAAGCGAAAGCGTACTCCACAACAGGACTGATCTGTGTCACCACCAAATATCCAGTTTCGCGAATAGCATTACTGAGGACGTTCTCGATTGGATAAGTGACTGCTGCACCATTAACCAAGACTGGATCACCGTTAACAGTAACTTCAGTCGTATCAATACTAATTTGGTATGGGTTTACAGCAAATGGAGCAAGTAGTCTAGGGAGACTAGTCCCTGTAAATTGTTTAATAGCGTTCAGATAGTAAGCCTTCAGGTTGATATCGAGAACTAGTTCCTTAGTTTCTGCATCATCAGTGAGACGATTGAAATAAACCCATCGAACTTTTCGTTCAAAATTATCAAAACTGCCTTTAGCCTTACGCTTGTCAGCGATAGAAATAGTCTCATATAGGCTTTGGATACGACCATAGGTAATGTTTTCACTAACCCATGAACCATCTTGTCCGATATGAACATGATAGATACCGTCCTCACCCCAAAACATGACTGTGTTGTCCACTAGTACAACACTATCTAGAGAGATAATACCATGATCGGTAATACGTTCGACGACGAAATTTGTTGCATCGAAGCCGTAATCACTACCACCGTACAGACGCCATACACCGTTCTTAGCAAAGATTAGTAGACTAGTACCAACATTGACTAGAGCTTGAATACCAAAAGCTCCATTGATACGTACGAACCCACCATCTGTTGGTATGATATCAGGACTATCCTTATTAGTAGGATCACCTTCCTGATAACACTTCTTAAGATCATTTACACTCTTTACAAGCTGAGTGAATAGGATGTATGAAGACATACGAGGTGAACGCTTATCACCATCAGTTAATTCTCCACTAAACCCACCGTAGAAAATTCTACCAGCAAACTCAGCTACACATTTAGGCCCACCGGGGGTGGTGTCATCGGGTAAGTCGGACACAACATCATCCAATGTTGAATAGACTGCCCTCAATTCTGCTTCTTTGGCCAGACGAGATGGGCCTCTCTCTAAAGCATCGATAATGAAATAACCACTAGGGGCAGGGACCGTACCACGGGGATTACGTACAAGATCGAGAGCAAAAAATCTCTCAAGTGTACGGGCATCAGTATCATTGGTATCAGCGTACAGCACACTATTAACTGTGTCTGAATTAGAAGGATACAGTGAACTAGATTGTGTTTTAAAATATGTGATGGGGTCGTCTGGAGCTTCCGTATTACCTTGTGGACGTGGGAGAGCCCATGTCTGATTACGGAGATTATATGTATGGGCACTGGTCGTAGAAGAGGGACGTACATCTAGCCGATCATATAGATCAACAGAGATGACATCTTCTACACCGAACAGATCACGAATTAGTAGAGTAGTATCGGTAGAAGTGATTGTTGATGGCGCGGTATACTCGAAAGATGTGATTTGTTTCTGACCAGTAGTTACTACTAGGATGCCATCAACTGTAGCATATGAGAAGTTCTGTGTCCCATCGGCAGAACCGAAACTATGAGTATTGATAAACCCTGCACAAATAGGGGTAGTATCCAAATCGAAAAATTTAATTTCGATACCAAGCTGGATAACAAGAAGACTTTTATCAGGATCACCACCAGCATTATCCCATTTATAGGCACTAAAGGCTGGTTCTACTGTAGCAGCATCTGAGACTCCAGTAGTAATAGCGGTAGTATCCTCTTCAAAATCTAACCCAAGACGACGTTCACGACTGCCATCGATATTGAGGATGAAGTTCTCTTCCTCAATAGAGGCATTGTCAGGGAAAGTTAATGGATTGGCATCAGTAATAAGCCCAGCGATGAACTTATTAACTTCAATTGCTGATGAGGACCTCGCCATACTTAATCTCCTTTTTAGCTACGATTAAATCAATTGCTTTACGTGCTGTTTTATCCGAGCTAAACGCACCATTCAAATCTTTTGGAAGGGCACCACGACCAATCCCTTTAATCACCCTCATACCATAAGTGCCGTCACTTACAATATTATATCCTTTGTATTCCATTAATAACTACTCTCTCTAAATGTAACGTCACGTTTTGGGTATGTGCCACGCCTGCGGCCATAATCAGGATATTTAATACCTCCCTTAACTGTCCAAGCTTTACGTGAAAGCCAACGATGTTGACGTCCGGCTTCTTGTTCTGATTTAATATCTTGTACCTGATTTAACTTGAACATAGCTTTACTCTTAGCTTCTTCAATAAGAGCAGAGAAAGCTTCCATAGGAAGGTCAGGGATAAATTCGTCGTTAATCTGGAAGACAGGCATTATATATGCACGAGCTGTAGTCTTCACAGCCTGTAGTGTAGTATCTACATCAGAGTCATAACTATCAAATACTAACGTTTCATCGTCAAATGATGTGAAATAGGAAGGGGCTTTATTCGTAAGGATCAGAAGCTTCACACCACTAGGGTCGGTTACTGTAAGTGTATCTGCTCCATCGCTATCTCGGTTATTAATATAACGGAGAAAATCATCAGGGTCTTTCCATAGGATTTGCTCATTACGAATCCGGGTCTCCCCTTGTCTACGCTTATCGTAATAGACAGAGATCATTTCTTTAATATCTTCATCAATCGTCATATGCGTAGGCAAGAGGTTATCCGTAGAAGCAGTAAGATTTACTACATGAGCAGTATGGGGCCAGTTCCTATTAGAAATCATGGCATTATACGTGCTCTTGACGATAGTAGCTACTTGTCCAGCTTCTTCTGTATCATCAATCGAATTGATAATATCACTCGTCATATCAGACAGGATTTCCTGTACGATCTCTAATAGGTTAGGTTTAGCCATTACTTCCTCTTTTTGTAGTAGTAGTTATTCTCACCGGGATTATCGGTAGAGAGTTTAGCCTTAGGGCCGACACCAAATACAGTGGACTTCTTCTCACCAGCATTCCCACCCTTAGTATAGGCAGCAGAACCCCCACGCTTACCACCAACCATCGTAGGGCCTTTAGGAACTCTCACCTTATTTTTCATTGAACGTTTGGCTGGGATAGGGGGCTTCTCAGAGGTATCAACCTTTTTAGCCTTTTTGGCTTTAGGCTTGGTAGTCTTAGAGGCAGCTTCAGCAGCAGCCTTCTTTTTCATTTTCTTAAGAGTATTGCTACCGGGGGTATGCTTCACTCCATTAATCGTTACTGTTGGCATTATGGGACCTTCCTACAACGCACTGTAATATACAGAGGGGCAGTAGTTGTACTATTGCCATTTGTTGCTATTTTAATATAGTGATGGGTTGCTGCTGTGATAGTATTATTACCTGAAGGAGTTTGTGTAAACTGTGTTCCTTCGGCAGAAGCTGTGAAGGCAATCACCTGAGTACCCATTGCATCCGCTGCACTACCACGAGTAACAGTGATCGTGCTATCAGCCACTGTAATAGCAGCTCCTAGTACGTATTTAATCTTTGTCACTACAACATCGTTGAGTAAAGGAATAAGTACGAAAGAAGGGGCGCTGACATCAGTTATTACAGCATTAATGTCATAAGCAAAATCTTCCCAAGTACCACTAGCTGCACCATCGGCTACATAAACCTGACCTACTGTAGCGCTTGCAACACCTTTAGGTTCATGTCGTTCACCATCTGGAATATCTACGTGTTCTACCATCTAATTCTCCATAAAAGAAAAGGGGCCCGGAGGCCCCTCTTATTAGACGCCTAGTGCAGGACGTACATATTCAATGGTTAGATAACCACGACCTGAACGAGCGATAGCTGGAGTGTTAGAACCACCAATAGCAAGCCCGATCTTAGTACGGGCAGCTAGAGGAGTGTTAACAGCCCACGTACCTGTGAGGGTAGAGGTCACACGAGTAGTGCCCAAAGTCTCTAGAGCAGTTTCGTTAACCACGAGGCCGTTAGTCACTTCTGATGTATCAGTACCGACCAGAAGGGTGGGTGAAGTACCAGTAGCGACGAACACAACGTTAGTGTTCCACCAAGCATCACGGATAAGAGCACCAGCGGGTAGATAGGTAGGGACTAGGGGTTCTAGCAGATCATTAATATCATCACCAGTCATCTCTAGTCGAAGCTGTTCAACAGCACCATCTACCTCGAGAACGCCAGTCGAACCACCAGAGTCACGAGGACCATAGGTGTTGTGTGGAGTACCAGAGGCAACTACGACGTTACCTCCAGCGGATAGGCTTGAAGTGCCATTACCAAACTTAGAAGTTTCATATTTTGTCATTTAATGCTCTCCTTATGCACGAGCAGTTGGTGAAGTCCATAGACTACCGAAGGTGTCTAGGCGCTGTACACCAAAACCATAACGACAACGAACAACATGCTCATCACGAGCACGGTCCTTATTGCGTTCACCTTCTGCCTTAGGAGGACGCCGCCATGCACCCATAATAGGCTTGGTCTGGTCGTCTGCGATACACATGAAGAGGTTACCAACACCACCAGTAATGGAGGTAGTAACATCGGTCTGAGCGGCAGCGTGGGTATATAGACGGTTAGAAACGATGATATCCCAACCATATAGGTTCATGACAAATCGGTTACCACGAGCTAGACCACTCTTCAGGATTTCAGCACCGAAGGGAGTCACGTCATGGGTGATAGTCACGAGGCCATTTAGGGTGGCTTCAACGATAGGATCAGCGATAAACATACGACCTTCAGAAGGGACGTTAGCCTTATCGAATGCGAGACGCATAGCAATGAGGTGGTCTAGACTGAAGATATTGTTAGTCTCAGCGGACACGATCTTGTGAGCGAAACCATTGATAGTGAAAGCACCGTTAGTACCAGCGTGTACGAGGGCACCGGTAGCGAGGAAGTCAGTTTCAAAGGCTTCCTGAATAGCACGAGTGGACTCTGAGGCACGCTCAGCTAGAAGGCGATCAATGTCAGTGCCATCTTCACGAAGGTCGTCAGTGACGTACCAAGCATCACCCTTGTATTCGGTGATGGTGAAGAGGATTTCACCTGTTTCGATTGGGTTATAGATTAGAGGAGTATCCTCAGCGGCTTCCTGAAGGGTTACAGTACCGATTGTCTTAATATGGAGCGTGGTGCCATTACCGAAGTCAGAGACGTTACGATAAAAGCTCTCGGGTAGAAGACCGTCGTGTAGGTTCAGGAGAATGAAGCTGGAATACTGTTCGGCCTCAATAAAGGCACGAGTATTGGTAGTTAGCTGCATTTAAATTTCCTTATGTTTCTACTTGGAATTTCTTGTACACGTCCTCTTTGATCTTAGCCATTAGTGCTTTACGGTTTCGATCCGTTGCACCAATTCCTGAGATGATGCTCTGAGTAGGTCGCTCAAGAGGTTTTTCAGTCTGAGGGGCGTTGAATGGAGTTGAGGAAGGTACTACACCTTGTGCTGGAGTAGTTGCTGTTAGGCCGAATACTGTCAGAACAAGTTGTGGGTTTTTACTAGAAAGAGTGCCAAGTTCTTGTGGGGTCATGCCAAGCTCTTTAGCTTTGGCGGCCACCTGTAGTTTAGTTTTTTCCATATCACCAAACTTGGCGAGAAGAGCATTCTGAACATTGGAAGAATTCTTCTTTGCCTCAGCTTCGTTGTCACGAGCTGCGAGAACCTTCTCCAATAGTTTGATTGTTGCTTCCTCACTCGTCCCAGCATTAGTAGTGGTCTCTACCTGCTTTGGAGTTTGTGGGCTGTTTCCGGTCATACGTTTCACAATGTCTTCTAATGCGTCTGCTCTGACTTTCTCAGCAGCGGCTGCGTCAACTATTGCCTTCTCAGCTTGTTTTTCTGCTTCAAGGCGCTTGATATGTTCCTGCGAGGCTTTAAGAGCTTCGAGAGCTGCATTAGTGTCTTTGTATTTCGGTTGACCCTGTTCGTTCACGATTTCCTTAAGCTTGTCTGCAAATGGATCGCTCGACACATTACTATCGACAACAACGGGGGGTACATTAGTGTTTTGGTCAAACACGTCAGTCATATACTATATACTCCTAAAAGAGATGAGATGTTACTCATCCTCTAAAATTAAATTAATTACTTCCTTCATTGCACGTCTATATCCGACACTGTCTGCCATCTTAAACGCCCAATTGGCTGTGTTGTAGTCATCTTTGTCATATGAAGCTACAATGTTTGAGTTGATCTTATCTTCTAGCATTTTTGCTAGTCGTTTACGAACGATGAGAGAGGATTTGAAATCTCCCCTCACATCTTTTTTCTGTGTTTCGTCTAGGCCATCAGTCCATGACAGTTTCATTACGCGGCCTCTGCTGGCATTCTATTCGGAGCTACTGGAGCACCAGCCTCCATCTGTAAGTCTTCACCTGCCTGAGTCATCAAGGATTGTGTTTCCTTACTTTCCTGTACAGCAGCGTTAGGACGGAAGATTTCATAACCGGCAATTGCAGTCACATCTTCAATAAACTTAGTTAGGTTTAACCCAGAAGTGTGCGGCTGAACCAGAGCCCAAAGAGGGGAATTCGCGATACCAATGAGGTTCTGTAGTTCATTAGCAGCTTCTGCGAAGTGTCTTGCACCCACTGGCCTGATAACGCCACTAGCGCTAATGTCATCAAGAGTAATTGTAGCAAATTCAGTAATGCCCAAGCTGTTATCCATAGTGCGGACAATATCAGCTCCATCAAAGTTTCGTACGCTGATTTCCAACTGGTCATTTAGATTAGGCTCCATTAGGTTGATTTCAAAATTCGTAATCTTCTCTTGGAAGATACGATAGGCAGCGTTAATTAGTTGCTGGAACTCAGTAGCAGTTTTCTCACCGGGAGTACGAATACCCATAGCTTCTCTAGGAGCACCTGCATAGAGTTCCATCTTATCTTCAAGTTCTTGAATGGCATTATCAGCGCCGATGAGAGCAGAAAGGTTCTTTGAGATTTCCTCAACCTTACCATTCTCATCTAGATGGATTTCTCCACCGGGCTTCCATTCAAACTCTTCTACTTCACCGATAATCATTAGGGGAGGATGAACAACGAGGTCCATAGCATCTGCCTTAAGATTTTCGAGGTGATCGATACGGTACTGCATACCAACAAGATTATCTAGAGGACCCATGGCCCATAGATTATCAGGACGTGTACGCCAACCAACATGTCGAATAGGTGCTCGACCATCAAGTGTAGCGATAGGTTCATTACGCACTGTGATAGATCGATCAACAACCGTAATCATTCGGTTGGTAGAAAGTTCTCCAGTTACAGCATTATGATAGTCCCCATAGAACTCGAGGATTTCCATATAGTCTGACATCATGTATTCATACATACTACCGAAACCATCAACACTAAAACCGATAGATTTGTCAAAATCTTCTTTGCTATAGCCAGCTAAGTTACGCTGTAGTTCCATCCGAGAAGCAATAGCTGCCAACCAGAATGCCTGCTCAGGTTGATCCTGAGCCATCTTCTTTAGCTCTCCAAGTGTCTTGACACTACGAATAATCTTGAATGTATCTTCAAACGTAGAAGCTAGAGGATTGAATACGATGTCATGTGGGCTGATGCGATGGCCACGAGGGCCGATGAAACCAGCTACCTTAGAACCATCTTTCTTCGTATTATAACGTTTCTCAAATGAAACAGTAGCAAATGCGTTACCAAAATCAATATAATCGTACAGCATACGACTCACTTCTTGACGGTAACGACTCTCTCGTGTCTTATTTTCCATATACGCTGTAATAGTCTTAGCCTTCTTACGGCTATTATCTTTACGAGTATAACCCTTCCACTGTAGCCACTTGTCATTAGGGAAAAGGGCACTCAGATAGTTGGAATGTAGGTTATCTCGGATTTGTGTAAGCTTAGGCAGAGTAGTAGAATTCTTCCAAGGAAGTCTAGCATTACTCGTAGTTGTAGTATCTGTGGCAAAAATAAAAGACTGAAGTTCAATCCAATCTTGAATTTTATCGGCACGCTGGTTATTGTAAGTATCCCACAGATTACCTACCCATGCACTCTCGTTATCACGAGCAGCTAGTGCCTTAATCTCAGCGACTTTATCGCTCATCATCGGAATGCAATCCTTTTACACATCTCTATCAATTGGTCTTCCCCATATTCACCTAGAGCCATATTAATCTGATAACAAACTAATCGGACATTACCTTTAATATACCCTAATCTTGGAATTATTTTATCTAATGATGGTGCATCAGGATTAACTGAATACTTATTAGGAGGGCTTAAGTCAAAAGGTTGTTTACTGATTGAACATCTACCTTCTTGATACTCCCATAAATCCACGAGATATTGGTGATCTAATTCAAAAGGTATCTCTTGAGTAGAAGCTCTGTTTTTAGCCATAGCTAATAATTTTTTGAGCCTCCAATAATAATCTAACATGTGAGCCTTATACTCATCATCTTTCCTACATTTTGGAGTACACCACTTATGTTTCCCTTGAGTGGGGGTAAACGTCACCCCACAATAAACACATTCAATAGGTGGATATCCATCTGGTTTTACACCTCTAGTCACCTGAAGGCCACACCCCCGAATTTAGACCTTTGTGTCCCACCCATAGTTAGGAACTCAGCTATAGCACTACCTCTTGAACCTGCTGGTTTAACAGCAATAGTAATAGCCGAAGCTAGTGCGTCTTTAATATCATCATGTGCAGGACGAGCTTGGACAAGTTCTTCTTCTAGAATTGGTGTCCATCCACCCTCAAAGTGCCATACCTTCTGCCCGTGGTACAGATGTTCTAGAGCCGCAGCAATTCGTTCTTCTTTGCTACCTTCAACACGGGATGGTCTAAATTCATCAATAGAAATGGTTAAACCCTCCTGTTTGACATAATCCTTGATAGCATTAACAATTACCTGCTGTGCTACAGTTACTTCTGCCCGTAGTTTCTGAAACCTCCATTTGGAGTGTAGTTCTGCGATATGTTGGAAGTATTCGTACGTCTTATCACTCTTAAAGCGGTCAATATCAAGGACGTAATACATTCCATCACTATCAACACCGACAACAGTAATAGCCGTATAGTCAGCCTGTTTACTAAGGGAGAACGCGAAGTCTACAGCAGCGTAGATATTCAAACGCTTGCCATTATAGAACCACCTACCACCTTCCTTCTTCAAGAAGCGAACGTTGTAATACTGGAACCTGTCTCTGCTGATACGATTAGACTCAGGATCGTTTGGATCGTTGTAATATTGAGCGTGAAATTGGACTCTGTCATTATATTCAGCCTCAATTCGAGCTAGAATATTACGATCAAAGCCATAAGCCTTCTGATCTCTAGGATTTACTACACGGGGCCATACGAATACTTGATCGACCTCTACCTTATACTCTTTAACTTCCCAAACCATCTTGCGATCAATGAGTTCATTCTCATCACTGTAGATGTTGTAGATTTGGTTTTTCCAAGTGTAGTAGATGTCGGTAGGGAAGTATCGAGTTCCACAGGCCATTGTAAACCCACCGGGGTTACGAATGGATGTGAACTGTGATGTCTTCTTGACAACACTCTCTCGACCTTCTTCAGTGTACGCATTCTCAGGGATAACTAAGTCATCAGCTACAATAATATCTGCGTGCCACCCAGTAGTG